GCGTCACACGCGGCTGATGCGTTTGGCTTGGTTGCCGTATATGCAGAGCGGGCCAGCACGACGAACAAGCGCAAGCCCCTGCGCAGGAACATTCAGGGCATAGCATAAGCAATAGCCATTCACCCCAAGCTGTGTTATGTTTGCAACAAAAGGGGGCATTTATGGCACAGTTTCTCGACTTCATGGATATGATAAACGGCGGTGGCGCAGGCGCTGGCGGCGATAAGTTTCAGGGCGGCGGGCTGTTGTCCGACATCGCCAACTCGCTGTTTTCGCCGCGCGGATCGCTTAACCGGATCGCACCGCAGGAACGACCGCAAGGCATGGGGCAAATGGCACAAGCGCCGCAGGGCCAGCCGATGATGCCCACGCAAAACCCACATCCGCAAATGCCGGCAGAGCCGCCCGTTGCCCAAGGCATCACAACGCCACAGGTTCAGACCGCATCGCTTAACGAGCTTGAGGCGCTGTATCAGGAAATGGTCGCGGCAGGCATCTTGCCACCAATGGCCCCACAAATGCGTCAGGGTCCATTTTAATGACAATCAACACATACGCAACTCTGCAAACGGCGGTCGCTGATTTTCTCAATCGCGCGGACCTAACGGCAACCGTGCCAACATTCATTGCGCTTGCAGAGGCGGGCATTGATCGTGACTTGCGGCATTGGAAAATGGAGAACAGATCGGTTGCCGAGATCAACAGTCAATACAGCCAAGTTCCAACCGACTGGCTGGACACGATCAGGTTCTCAATCACAAGCGGCACAACGTCACCGCTCGACCTTATCAGCCAAGCCGAGTTGATCGAGCGCCGTTCGGGCAATGACAACACGGGTGGCAAGCCCTGTTTCTATGCAATGTCAGCGGGTCAGTTTGAGTTCTTCCCAACGCCAGACGAAACCTACAATGCCGAGTTGATCTACAATGCACGCATTCCCGCGCTGTCTGACAGCAACACAACCAACTTCCTATTGACGGAAGCACCAGACGTTTATCTGTACGGGGCGCTTGTTCATTCCGCGCCCTATCTCAAGGAAGACCCGCGCGCACAAACATGGGCCGCGTTCTACAAGTCGGCTATCGACGCATTGCAGCGCACATCCGACAAAGCCAAGCACAGCGGCTCAGGCCTGCGCATGAAAATCAGGAGCTATTGAAATGAGTTTTACTAACACAGCCGAAACGCTGGTCCTTACGTTTCTATTCACAGCAGACACGGCGACGCGCCCGACAGAATGGCACCTTGGCCTATTCACAGCGGCACCGGGCGAGGCAGGCGGCGGCACGGAAATCAGCGGCAACGCTTACGCACGCGAGGCGTTTACCCCCTCAGTCTCAGGCAACCTTATGACAAACAGCGGCAACATAGAGTTTGACGCGGCGACTGGATCATGGGGAACGGTTACGCACGTTGCGGTCTTTGACGCCTCAAGTAGCGGCAATATGATTGCCTACGCCACGCTTGACGCAAGCAAGGTCATCGGCTCTGGCGACATTTTCCGCATGCCAACTGGCGACCTTGATCTAACGCTTGACTAAGGGGTAGCCAATGGCGGTCCCTAGCCTAGCTGGCAGCATTACGACAACAACCTTCCGCACTGAGCGGTCAGGGGACGGCGGGAATGATATCACCCTGCCGTCCAGCATCGTTGTAGGCGAATTGCTGCGGATCGACGTTGTTTACGAGAATGACGCCAACTCCGGCAATATCAGCGGCTGGACCCGTACGATATACGACAACGACAACAACTATGCCAACCTGACGTGCTACGAACGTGTTGCGACTGGTTCCGAAGGATCAACGGTTAACGTCAGCTTTAGCGACAACAACCGCGATTGCATAGCAGTAGCGTATCGGCTTGAGAATGTAGACACGTCAGAGGCGCGGGTTTACGAGATTGCACAGGGCGACAACGGGAACGCCAACCCGCCTTCGGTGTCTTGGGGCTGGTCTGGCGACACTCAGACGTTTGCAATCACGGGTGTGGATGACACCACAGTCAGCGGCGCACCGTCTGGTTATACCGAGCTACTCAAGGACGACAACGGCAAGGCGCGATATGGTCTATGGTCTAAAACCACATCACCAACTTCGTCCCCCGAAAACCCCAGCACTATTTCAATCGGCAACAGCCGTCGCTGGAAAGCCGTCACGGTTGCAATCAAAGGCACGTCAAGCGGAACTGTCGTTGACGCATCTGGCTCTACATCCTGCACGTCTGCGACCACGTCCAGCGGTGCCGCCACCAGACAAGGCTCCGCATCAACATCTGCGACATCTGCGACATCTGCAAGCGCAATTGTTATTCGTGAGGCATCGGCGTCTACATCTGCCAGCGCGTCAACGACGGCCAGCGGGGTCGCGGTTCGTGAGGCATCCGCGTCCACAGCAGCTACAACCGCCACATCAGCGGCTTGTGTACTTGTTCGCACAGCAAGCGCGTCTACGGCAGCAGTAGCAGGCACAACGGCAAGCGGGGCGGTTATCGTGCAGGCGGCGGCATCAACGTCCGCGACTGCAACAGTAACGTCTAACGGAATTGCGTCTCGCCCAGCGTCGGCCTCTACGTCAGCCTCGGCATCAACGTCGGCCAGTGCGGTCGCCATTCGTTCGTCGTCTGCGTCAACTGCCGCCTCTACTGCTACAACAGCGGCGTGCGTTCTTGTGCGGAACGCCGCCGCGTCTACGTCCTGCGCATCGGCCACAACAGCAGACAGCGCACTCGTGCGCACAGCCTCGGCGTCAACAGATTGCACGTCGTCAACGACGGCAAGTGCGTCCTCTATTCGTTCGGCATCGGCATCAACTGCCGGCACCGCATCCGTGTCAGCCACCTCACAGGTCGTCAAGTCGGCAGCGGCGTCAACAGCAGCCACATTGACCACCAGCGCAGCGGGCGAGATAGCAAGCAGCAGCGACGCATCCGCATCAACGGCGGCGACGCTTACGGCAACGGCATCGGGCATTGTTATCAAAACGGCTTCGGCTTCGGCTTCGGCAATAGCAACAACAACCGCGAGTGCGGCGCGTATTCTTTTAGGTGGTGCAAATATAGCACTATCTGTTATAGTGACGGCAAGGGCGCAACGGCTATGGGAAGACCAAGCCGACACTGGCGAAACATGGACTGAACAGTCTGACACAGCGGAAACATGGACGGGTCAAGGAGATACCGATGAAGTATGGAACGAGCAAAGCAAAACCACGGAAGTCTGGGGCGTCCAAGCCAAAACCACCGAAATCTGGAACGAGGTAGCTTAAATGTGCGCTGATACAGTAACCACAACTTATTCCCTAGTAAAGCCGGAAGTCGGCGCGTCTGAGGACACATGGGGAACCAAGATCAACACAACGCTTGACACGCTGGATGACCTGCTCGACGGCACGACGGGCATCACGCCCAATCTGTTGTCCGGCTGGGAGGTCGGCGGCACGGCGGTCACGGCCACTGCGGCGGAGTTCAATGTCCTAGACGGGGTTACGGCCACGGCGGCAGAAATTAACTTTGCCACAGATTTGGCGGACGGTGTGACCGCAACGACCGATGAACTCAACATCCTCGACGGTGTAACAGCAACAGCCGCCGAGCTTAACTTCATGGGCGGCGCAACGTCTGCCATTCAAACGCAGATTGATAATATCGTCACGACGCCAAGCGGCGCAATTATGAATTTTGCAATGAACGCAGCGCCAACGGGGTGGCTAAAGGCAAACGGCGCGACGGTTTCGCGGTCCACATATTCGGCATTATTCACAGCGATTGGGACCACGTTCGGCGCAGGTAACGGGTCAACGACTTTCAAAATCCCAGACCTTCGCGGCGAATTTGTGCGCGGCTGGGACGACTCACGCGGTATTGATTCCAGCCGAGCCTTTGGTTCTGCTCAGGCTGATGCACTTGACGCTCACAACCACCTAACGGTTGTAGATATAGCTTCGTTCACTGGTAGTACTCCTTGGGCGGGGGGCGACCACATCCGACAAAGCGGGTCAGAAGGAGACAGCGCCTATAGATTGCAAGGATCAAACGGAACCCCGTCAGAGGGTCTTACAAGTGACACAGGCGGCAACGAGACACGTCCACGTAACATTGCGTTGCTAACTTGCATTAAGGTTTAATTATGCCATTACTGCCCCTTGAGATACCACCCGGCGTTTATCGCAATGGCACCGAGTTTGACCAGTCGGGCCGCTGGCGTGACGCTAATCTGGTGCGCTGGCGTGATGGGTCATTGCGACCCGTTGGCGGGTGGCGCACGCGCTTGGAAACAACATACGACCAGCCACCGCGCGGGATGCTTGCTTGGGAAGACCTTAGCGGGGATCGACGCATCGCGGCAGGGACATATAACAAACTATTTACTACTTCGGCGTCAAACACGACAACCGACATCACACCGGCGGGCTTTACGTCTGGGCTTATTCGTTCTGCGGCGTTTACGGGCTTTGGCGGCGGTTTTTTTGGGGCCGGAACGTTTGGCACGGAACGGGCGGACACAGGCACGGTTTCAGAGGCTACAACTTGGGCGCTTGATAACTTTGGCGAGAACCTTGTTGCCTGTTCAAGTAGCGACGGCAAGCTGTACGAATGGGCGCTGGATACAGGCACCCCAGCGGCGGCAATCAGCAACGCTCCAGTGAACAACCTTTCACTTCTCGTTTCAGCGGAGCGGTTTTTGTTCGCGCTTGGCGCAGGGGGCAACCCGCGCAAGGTTCAATGGTGTGACCGCGAAAACAATACGGTTTGGACGGCGGCTGCGACAAACGAGGCGGGCGACATTGAGTTGCAAACGTCTGGGCAAATCATGTGCGGGGTTAACGTGCGCGGCCAATCGCTCATCTTGACAGACCATGACGCGCACACGGCAACCTATCAAGGGCCACCGTTTGTCTATGGCTTTGAGAAGGTGGGCCAGGCGTGCGGCATTACATCGCGCAAGGCGCTGGTATCCGTTGACGCGGGCGCGTTCTGGATGGGGCAAAACGCATTCTTTACGTTTGCGGGCGGCGCGGTGCAGGAATTGCCATGCGATGTTGCGGATTATGTCTTTGGCGATCTGAACAGATCACAGGTGAGCTTGATTCATACTGTGTCATTAGCGCAAAACAGCGAAATCTGGTGGTTCTATCCATCGGGAGGCTCCAACGAGTGTGATAGATATGTCGCACTTGACTACGCAGAGGGACACTGGACGATTGGCACAATTGAGCGCACATCGGCAGTGCCGCGCGGCGTGTTCAAGTATCCGTTGTGGGCTGATGCCAGCGGCAACGTGTACGAGCATGAGGTTGGCCTATCGCATGGTGCCGACGCTGTATTCTGCGAAAGCGGGCCTATCACAATCGGCACGGGCGAGAATGTTTATTCGGTCACAAGCCTTTTGCCCGATGAGGAAACGCAGGGCGACGTAACTGCGACATTCAAGACACGGTTTTACCCAAATGGCGACGAGCAGTCATTCGGGCCTTACACGATGGGAACCCCGACAGACGTGCGGTTTACGGGGCGACAGGTGCGGATGCGCGTTGACGCTGCACGGCGGGCCAACTGGCGTGTGGGGACGATGCGCGTTGAGGCCTTTGCGGGTGGCCGTCGATGAATGGCTTGCCACCAGTAGGGCCTGACGTTCGTGTCTGGGCGCAAGACTTTCGCCGCACTATTGCTGCGCAGTGGTCAAGGCTGACTTACAAGCGGTCCGGATTGACTGCGGCGGAAAACGGGACACTCCTTTGGGACAACGCAAACGGTTATCCGATTGTTTCCAAGGGCGGCGCATACGCGCAAATCGGTTTGTTTGTCGGCGTGCCTGCAAGCGCGACAGCATCGGGGCAGGCAGGCGAATTGGCGCAGGACACGACGCACCTTTACGTCTGCACTGCAACCGACACATGGAAACGGGTGGCAATATCAACATGGTAAACCTAGAAGAATACCGCGACAGGATCGAGGCGGCAC